TTGAATGGAATGTGGATGAAAATTGCCATGTTATTTATGCAGGTCAAGATAAAATAACAGAAAAACGAATCGTAATTTCAACATGGCAAAGCATCTATAAATTATCAAAAGAATATTTTAATCAATTTGGTGCAGTGTTTGGGGATGAGGCACACTTATATAAAAGTAAATCTCTTATTGCTTTGATGACCAAACTTACAGATTGCTACTATAGAATAGGCACTACAGGAACATTAGATGGTACACACACACATAAATTAGTCCTTGAGGGTTTATTTGGAAGAGTGTATAATGTTACCAGTAATAAGGAATTAATGGAAAAAGAACTCCTATCAGACTTAGAAATAGATTGCATCACTCTTCGTTATACAGCAAAAGAAATACAAGAAGTAAAGCGAATTACCTATCAAGAAGAAATTAAATGGTTAATAGAAAATCAAAAAAGAAATAAATTTATATCAACACTATGTTCAAGAGTGCCAGGTAATACTTTATTATTGTTTAACTATGTTGCAACTCACGGAAAACCATTATACGAAGCAATAAGTAAAGAATGTAAAAATAAAAGAAAAGTCTTTTTCATTTATGGTGGAACAGATACAGAGCAACGAGAAGAAATAAGGCAGATAATAGACAAAGAAAAGAACGCAATTCTAATTGCATCGTATGGTACATGTAGTACAGGAATCAATATAAAAAATATTCATAATATCATATTTGCTTCTCCTTCTAAATCTGTTATTCGTGTTCTTCAATCTATTGGAAGGGGTTTAAGAAAGTCTAAGACTAAAAATAAAGTAAAATTATATGATATTAGTGATAATCTTTGTTTTAAAAAATACAAAAATCACACTATGAGACATTTGGACGAACGAAGAAGAATATATAGTAATGAGAACTTTCATTGGCAATCTGTTAGCATTCAATTATGAGGAAATAATATGAACAATTCATATAGAATACTAAAACTTAAAAGTGGCGAAGAATTGATTACTAGAATTAGAGGTCAAAAAGGCAGTAAAATGATTATTGAAAGACCTATGATATTTCAATCTTCAACTTTAACAGATCCTTACGGAAGAACAAAAGAAGTTACAATATTAAAAAATTGGTTATCATATGCTTCTCAAGAACAAACAAGCATTCCGTTGGATTTTGTTGCAACATTTTTAGAACCAGATAATGATGTGTTAAAATTATATGATTATGAAAAAAGAAAAGATGATTATTTTAAAAAGCAAAATAAAAATAAAAATAAAATTGTAAAGAGCAAGAATAATCAAAAACTTTCAAAAGAAAATGAAAGTTTTGAAGATTCGGATGATATAGAAAGTTTGGTTAATTTTATAAATCAAATAAAAAAAGGAAGCGAAAAAGACTTCTTATCCAAAATAATGGAAGATATTAATAATATGGATAAAGAAGATTTAGAAGAATTACAAAAACAAGCAGATGATGAAAGCACAGACATGCATGATAAATATTCAAACGAATCAGACTATTCTCATTTCATAACTATGACTTTATTTCTTCCACCAGACGCATTAATGTCATTTGTAGAAAACGGATTAATAGAAGAAGAAGATGTAAGAAATATAATCAATGGGTTAAATAACAAAATTAATAATGATAATCTTGATTATTTAGAAAATAGAAATCCTGAAGAATACGGAAACGATTATAGAGATTGGAGTCCGTATCTTTCTGACTACATTATTAAAAAGGATGATGACACTTAAATGCCTTTAAATATATTAATCTATCATATTTCCTCTGGCACAGATAAGTGTAATATAGAAAATAATATTTGTCAAATAAAAAAGTAAAATTATTTTGATTTATTTTGATTTGGGTTTATAATATTGATTATGAGTAAGAAAAAGAACACACACCATTATATTGATAACAAAGAATTCTTTAAAGCAATGGTAGAGTGGAAGATATTGGTTATAGAAGCAGAGAATTCTGGTGATGATAGACCCCCTATTACTAATTATATTGGAGAATGCTTTGTAAATATTGCAGAACATTTGTCATATAAACCCAATTTTATTAATTATGAATATCGAGAAGAAATGATAGGCGATGGTATAGAAAATTGTTTAATGTATGCTCATAATTTTGATCCAGAGAAATCAAAGAATCCGTTTTCATATTTTACTCAAATAATATATTATGCTTTTCTACGACGCATTGAAAAAGAAAAGAAGCAATCATATGTAAAATTTAGAATGATGGAAGAATTAGATGATGGCACTATTAGTAGTTGGTTTAGGGAAAACTATTTCGAAAAAGATAATATAAAAAAGGCAATGTCTGATCATTTTAAGTTATCAGATAATGATATAGAAAAATTCACACCAAAGAAACGGAAGAAAAAGCAAAAGAGTAAAAAGAAAAAACACAAAAAGAAGAATACACTAGATTCTGTTTTAGAGGATGATAAAAGTGAAGATAGCCTTTCTGAATGATAGCCATTTCTCGGCTAGAGGAGATTCACAACTTTTCTTCGATTATTTTATGAAGTTCTTTGATGGTGTGTTCTTTCCATATATCAAAGAACACGACATAAAGACGATCATACACGCAGGCGATTTGATGGATAGACGCAAGTTCGTCAATTTCAACATCCTCAATCAAATACGAACACGGTTTATGGACAGACTTCGTGATGAAAATATTGAGATGCATTGTATTCTTGGAAACCATGATGTGTATTACCGAAACACAAACAAGGTAAATTCTATTCGTGAATTATTTGAAGATGATTTGAAACTTTACGAAGAGCCACAAGTTGTAAACTTCGATGGATTGGACATTGCACTACTTCCTTGGGTATGTAAAGATAATTACGACGAATCAATAGGTTTTATCAAGAATGCAGCAGCACCCATATTAGTTGGACATCTTGAATTGCAGGGGTATGATGTAATGCGTGGTGTAAAATACGATGGTGGGATGGACCCTAAGTTGTTTGAGAGATACGAACAAGTATATACAGGACATTTTCATTGCCGTCAAGAACAAGGAAATATTTACTATCTTGGAACGCAGTATCAAATTACTTTTGCTGATTTACATGAGCAAAAAGGATTTCATATATTTGACACAGACACAAGAGAAATTAAGTTTTTTCCTAACCCCCACAAGATGTTTCATTCGGTAACATATAATGATAAGGATGGACCAATTGAACCAGACAAGTTCGATTGCCAATACCTCAATGACGCATATGTCAAACTATTTGTAGAACATAAAGAGCATCCATACTCATTCGATAGGTTTATGGATAAACTCTATGACTGTGGCGTTGCAAAGATTACAATAGTAGAAGAACTGAATAGTGCCGATTGGACGAAAGAAGAAATGGTTGATATGGCACAAGATACTGTGTCGTTGATAAATGAAGAGATTGATAGTATGGAAGAAGTAAAAGATAAGGAAAAGATGAAACAATTGGTACAAGATTTATATATGGAGAGTTTATCAATATAATGGCAGACACAATGATTTCATTTGATTGTGTTTTTTGTGGCGAATCCGCAGAAAAGAAAGCAAAAGATTACAACAGAACAGCAAAGAGAGGGAAACCCCAATGTTGTTCTCAGAGATGTTCACAGAAATTTACTAATAAGGAACACAATGATTCACATCCTATGAGATATTTTACGGGCAGAGCAAAGAGTAAACAATGTGTTGCAAAAAAGCACAAGGACTCTAAGCCAAAAATGCACAAATTTCTAGTATATGATATTACAGAAGAATCTTTGCAAGAACAATGGAAAAAACAAAAAGGTCTATGTGCTATTACGAAAAAACCTATGATACTTCCAGACTATCCATACAGGGGGGCAAATTGGTCTGGTGGTAGACATCCAAATAATGCATCTCTCGATAGAATTGATTCAGCAGAGGGATATTATAATGATAATATAATGTTTGTTCGTTTGGGTGTAAACTATTTGAAAAGTGATTGGCCTAATGAAATAGTAGAGGAATTTTTTGTATGATAATGTTCACAAAACTCAGTTGGCGCAATTTCCTCTCAACAGGAAATTACAAAACAACACTCGACCTCACCAAAGATACCAATACACTTATCTCTGGCGAGAACGGTGCAGGTAAGTCAACCATCCTTGATGCGTTGTGCTTTTCTCTATTCG